TGGCCAAGGGCTAGCCGTCCTAACGCGTCGAAGCCAAGCATTGTTTTATGTTACCGTTCGTGCTAAATCGACGCATGAGCCATGAAGAACTAATAAGAGCGTGCTGGATTTTCGGAACCATTTTCGCCGTACTGGCATTGATGATCAGGCGCGCCCAAGAGGAAGGCGACCGATCGCATTAAAGCGGAGCAAGGACACGGCTTAGATGCCTTGCGCGAGGCCGAGATCGTCCCAGCCAATCGACCAGACGGTGTAGGTTGTCGAAGGCTGTGACGCGCGCATTCGAACAGAGCTCGACAGGTTCGTGTATTCCCGGAGCCCGGTGAGGGCGACACCGCCTGAAACCTGGGTAAAACCAACGTTCGGCAAACCCGACACCGCCGCCTGATCCGAGATGTCGAGCGACGACACCAAAATTCCAACGCCGACAGTGGAGCTTAGAACGAGGACGTGCAGGCTGGCCTCGACCCGGACACCAAGCGGCGTCGTCAACACTTGCGAAACCGCGGTGGTGCCGATGGTTCCGGCGTTCACATTTTGAACCGAGACATCCCACATGAAGACGGAGCCGAGCTGAAAAAACTTGGTCCAGAAGCTCGATCCGTCCGTCAGCATCGAGCCGATGCGGCGATAAAGCGTATAATTGGCCGGGATGAGGGAAACGAAGCTAGGGGCCGATGGGTTTTGAGAAATACAGATGTCGACGACGCCGGTGTCCGGCCGCTTTATTTCGTAAACGTGATACCAGGTTGACGGAGCGATGGTTCCGGTATCCAGGGAGCCTGTGCCGGTCCCAACCGCCCACGCCCCCGTGGTTTTGGTGAAGCCGGTCGCCAGCATCATCAAGTCGGAGCCGGTGCTGTCAGCGGCCTCGCCAGCGGCGATGGCGAAGTTTCCGGTGCCGCCCACGACCGAAAGCGTCAAACCGAACGGCTTGGAGCCTCTGAGCAGCGCGCTGATGTTGCTGCGCGCCTGCTTGCGCTGTGCCACCGAGAAGGCATTCGCCTCCTCAACAGAAATCAAGTCTTCCTTGAGGGCCACGATCGCAACCTGCGGAGCAAGCGTGAAACTGATTTTGGACGTACCTCCTGCAGAGTTAAACAGAACCGTCGTTCTTGCGAGGACTCCCGTTCCGGTGTTGTACGAGCCCTCGCCAACTTCCCATTCAAGAAGGTTGGCGTTCTCCGCACGATATTTGTAGAGCCTGCCGTTGGTCACACCGGCTGCAGTCGGAGACTGATAGCCCTGCACAGCCGCCGAATAGGTGAAATCGGTCGTTCCGCCAGCTGTTGGGCTGAACCGGCAAACGTCTAAAAATGCAGCCATTGCTTCAATAATGCCTTCTGGTCTCCGCGCGTTGTTCGGCGCGTTTAAGTTTTTCTTCGAATGGATTGCATCCGCCGCCGACGCATGACGGACAGATTAATTCCCAACACACACTGCAGTGGCCGCCAGAATCTTCCGGCCGCTCTTTCGGTTTCACCATGTGAATCCCGTTGCAGTGAGCGCACGTAAATGTATTGATTTCATCGCATCCAAATTCAGACGTGGTAATCAGAACACCAAGCTTCATCATCTCCCCCAATGAAAAACCCGCCACGCGTTAGCGTGACGGGTCGTAAGGAATACGTAGTAAGATTCTTACTGCTCTACGAACTCAACCTGCACAACGCCTGTACTGGTGTAACCCGGCGACTTGGCGCGGAATGCAAGACCGTTCAGCGTGGTAGCCGGGACAACAAGCTCCTGCCCTGGGTAAGCAACCCATCGGTGTGTAGCACGCTGGTTCATGCCAGCCGTCCAAGCGCTAGAGTTGGCGGTTACGGTAGGCTCAACCGTGTGGTTGATGGTCGACACGCCAAGGAACGCGGAATCGGCAGGATCAAGAGGAACGACAACGCCAGCCGTTCCGGTGCCAACCGCAGTGGTGCGGGACACGTCCCAAACCATCGCGTTGTCTGCAGGTGTACCGTCCGTGCCGAATACGAATTCGTGGACCTTGATACGGCGGAACGTGGTGCCGCCGATCGACAGATTGATAAGCGTCTTGAAGGTCGTCGTCAAAGCCTGCTGTGCAGGCGTAGTGGCGTTCAGGTTAGATGCCGCAAAACCGGCCATTTAGAAATTCCTTTTATGAAAATGTAACGACAAATTGGCCGGTAGAGAACTGAACCGACTCTCCGATTGGAGTAGTTTGCACTTCGGTCAGAGGGCCGTAGAGCAACATATTTCCCGCTGTCGCAGCATCGCTGATGGCGACGTACGAAATAGTGCCCCAGTCTGCTAAGGCTGGGCCGAACGGGACAGCGACGTTGTTACTGGAAACTCCGGTCACGGAGTCCGTTGCTGTCATTTTTGATGTGACAGAAATTCTGGAATATCCAGCCCCTGAAAGCGAAACCTCAAAAGCCAGCGAACCAGCTTCGCCGGGGCTCCCCGTATGCAATGAGCAATAAACGGTCGTTGGCATTGAGAACGCTGCTAGACCAAGAGAATGGTCTAGCAGCGCTTTTTGCAGGTACGAAGTCATAGCAACCATTTATGCGGCCTTCTGCGTACCGGGTACGCGTCTTTGATTTGACGTTTGCCGGGTTGTGCTTTCCAGCGATGCAATGCGCGATGACATTTCGCTAATCGCACTGACGATAGCGTTTGTCTGTCCGTTAAAGCCCTGTGTCAGCACGCGAACAACTTCCGAGTTATCATTACCGGGAGTCTTCCCGGTGCGATTGATGTAGTCAAGAGAAGTCCGCGTGTTCGAATTTACGCTGCTGGCTCTTGTCACGTGCTCACCACCGGCAAGCGAGATATTTCCGCCACCGGCATATTTGGCCATCACGGAATCAATTCCGTGAATTCCGTTTCCGACGTAACCGCCATCTGCGTAGCCGACACCTGCTGCGGTGTAGTTTCCGCCGCTGCTATTGATGTTTGCTGTCACGTCAGAAGTGATTCCGGTAATACCGGGATCGTTGTAAATCGTCTGGGTCGGATGAGCCGCCAAGCCTGTAATAGCGCTTGTCACCTTGTTGTAGGTGTCGGCGTATCCCGTGCCAGAAGCATAGAAATTCTGCGCCAAGGTCAGCAATGCAGAAGCTGTCGTTGTCAGAGCGTTTAAATCGTCTGAGTTACCACCTTGAGCACCGGCCAATTGCGTATTGAACAAATTCTGTTCGTAAGCAAGTTGATCTTGTGGCGACAAAATCGACTGTGAACCCGTTTTTATGGAGTTCAAAAAGTCGTTCATCGTTTTGGCAATTGCCTCATTCGATTTTTTGATTATCGCTTCACGCTGCAGAGCCAGAGAGTTTTCAAGCTCAACAATGGCACCGTTACCAGCCCTAGCTTCTGCCAGACGCTGGTTTGCCGCACTCTGGTCAAATACTTGCAATTGTCCCATCAACGAGTTCGGGTCTGAACTCATAGACAGTTGAGCAGCGCTAGCGTCTTGACCATCTTTCAGCCGTCTATCATACGCACTAGAATTGGTTTGCGCGACTTGCGCCATGACAGCGTCATTTGCGGCTTTTTGAGCGGCGTCATTATTGCTGCCCAATCCAACCACAGCAGCCGCAGCGGCGATAGCAGCCATTAGCAAAACCAGCGGGCCGTTAATCATTGTCCCGGCCGTGGTGCCAGCCGCAACCAACCCGGCGTCAGTAGCAGCGCCAGCGGTTACGATAGCGCCACCGGCAACCGTGCCGCCAGTACCTACCGCCGCCGCCGCCGTCGCACCGCCGCCCGTTAGGATACCGGCCGCCGTGGTCGCGCCAGCCACCAGAGTAGCCACGCCAGCCGCAATACCGGCCTGTAGGACAGCCGCAGCCGAAGTAGCGCCAGCCGTGAGCGCCACACCGCTTCCCGCACCAGAGGCAGCGCCTGTGAGGGCATTCATGCCAGCGTTGAGCAGCCCGCTAACAGCGGTATCTAGCACCTTGGTAGCAAGGTTCTTTGCGGCGGTCTCCATAGACTGCAACAAGCTATTGCCAGCCTCAAGACCGTGAACAAGATCGGTACCAAACGAAGTTACAGCCGAACGGGCCGTATCGTTGATGGACTTAAGAACGTTGTTCATGCGTAGCGCTGCTGCTTCGCTAGAATTCAGGGCCGCCGGGATATTATCGCCGTAGATTCCCTTTAGCTGGTTCGCAATCGCGATGTCTTCCGGGCCAAGAAACGCTGTCTGCCTGCCCCGGCTGATTTCGCTGGCAACCTTTGCTTTGGCTAGTGCTTCTGCGGTCGAAGTCGCTTCAACTTTCAATCTCGCGAAAGACTCCCTTTGAGCGTCAGTTTCCTTGCCTCCGTTGGCAAGTACAGCGGCGGTCTCTGAGGCCGTTACACGAAAACCGGCAAGGGCACCGTCACCAAGGCCAATCGCAAGCACGTCGGCTTTTTGGGTCTCGATATGTCTGGTTAGCGAATTGATGGCCCTGTCAACGGCGTCTGTGTTATCCTGCTGCGCCTTGGTCGCGGCAATCAATGGCGCTGGCGAAGACTGATCCGGCGTGAGAAAGTCATCCGCTTTCTGCGCGGCCTGTCTGGCGTTCTTTACATTGTTGCTGTTGCCAAGCTGGCTGCCGAGATTCTGTTTTGCGACTTCATATTGACGGTCAGCGTCACTCATCCGCTGACTGCCATCCGGCATGTTCTGGCCGTTGTTGGTGAAGTAGTCACCAATCTTCGTCCATATCGAATTTTCAGGATTGGTAGGTTTTACGTCCGCAATTTCCTGAGTTCGCGACAAAATCTTGTCTAACCAAGACAGCGTAGCCGCAAAGTTCTGATTAGCATTCAACCAAAGCTGCTGGATTCCTATGCCGACATTCGACCAATCGGTTTTTGCTACCGTAAGCCACGAGTCTACGATTTTATCAATCGTCTTCTGCGAGTCCTCCATCGCAGTCTTCATGGCTACGGCGTGGTCAACATCAGCCTGCTTGACTATATCCTTGTCTTGAACATTCTTTATGCTCTGCTCAATCTGATAAATATAATCATTGTCGAGTTTTAGATTTGCTGCGGCTTCCGGTCCCATCAAAGTCCCGGCCAGTTTGAATGCTACAAGCTTCTCGCCAGCGTCCGTAGCTCCCTTAATCAACGCCATAGCAGCGTTAATTTGTTCCTGTCCTGTGACGGAATTGTTGAGCCGGTTAACGTCGGCCGTCTGGCCTTGCAGGTTGCCGTTCTTCTGCAAGTCCAAGACCTGCGTATTAAACGTGCTTCCGTTCTGGTTTCCGTTTGTGCCAAGTGTTCGGTCAAGCGCCGTGTTGATGTTCTGAATAACTTTCAGATATTCATCGGCTGGCTTCTTCGCATCCGTGGCACCCTTCGTTAAACGCTGATAGTATTCAACGCTAAGGTTTCCAGCAGCCATACTAAGCGCAACGTAAGCGCTCAGCTTGTCGATTCCCTCTTGCCAAACTGAATTAAACTTATCCGCAAGTCCGGTAAGCTCGTTTGACTTCGCGCCGTTGATAACAGCGTTGTTCAGCCTTCCTAACGAAGCGGAAGTGCTGTCAGAGGCAGACGTAACCGCGTCGTAAGCGCTCTTGGCAAGATAAAGCTTCGCAGCGTAATCAACCCACGTGCTACCCGCACTGGCAGCGCTTGCTTTTGCATTGTCATTCGCCGCGCCGGTCTTTGACGTGGCGTCTCCAAGGGCCTTTACCGACGCGGTTGTGCTGTCGATGTTCTCGCCCGTTGCCGAGATTGTAATTTTACGAACAAGATCGCCATCAGCCATGTTTAGTCTTCCGCTTCTGTTAGTCGTCGTCTGCTGTCTTATTGGCGACTAGCGCCTTTTCGTTACTGATCGCGACGAATTCGCTATCCATCGCCATTACGAACAACGCAAACGGCTGGATAGGAATATCGTTGTCGTGTGCGTACCGGCTTAGCGAGGAATAATAGATGCCGCTAAGGCCACCCATCGCGCCGTAAAATCTGTCATCGCGAAGCATCGACCATGCTTCGCGAATAGTGTCTGACCATGCGGGCCAGATGGCTTCTTGCGGCCGGTCTAGGTCAGAAAATCGTTCGGCGTCAGTCTCTTCGCTTGCCAAGTCTAAAAGAAAATCGTCTTCGGCTTGGTGCTTTAGGTCGTAACGAAAGGCGCTTCTTAGTTTTTTACCGCTTCTTCCGTGAACTCAGCATCTACGGCAGCAACCTGCCCTGCAGCCCAAAGAACCTGCTTTGCAAGCTCACGTCCAGAAGAACCGGACAAGAATTCCTTGGCGTAGTTTGCGGAATATTCCGGCGTGATGCCTTCCCAGCCGAACAGAATGTGAGTAGCGAGCAAGTCGCCAACGTCCGCATCACGGATATCCGGGGGAACGGGCTTTCCCTTGTACCTACGCGCGTAGCGCTGAACGAGTTGATCTAGCGCAATCTTGTACGCTGGAATTTCCAGCGAACGAACACCAAGCTTGACGCCTTCCCATTCTGGAATCGCGATAAACTGACCGTCGCGTTCGGCCGCAAGATCGACCTTGATAGATTCTAATTTCAGCATGATAAGTTCGGTTCTCTTTCTATAGGTGGAAGGGGTGGCACCGACATGCCACCCCCATAGTTTGCTCACAGACATGATCTGCGTCCCGCGCACCTACGCGGTAGAGCAATAACACCCGCCGTGTTCGGCAGCGGGCTTGTTCTTAGATTTCGAAGTATTCGACTCTATCCATCAGGATATGAGCGTTCGTCGCGGTGTCGGCTGACGCCTGAAAGTCGAAGGCGGCCATCACGTCGGTATTTTTTGCAGTAGCCGAAGGGTTGCCGCCGCCGCGATATGTGGCACGCGGCACCTGATAGATAATCGCCTGACCATTCTTGGCAACGCGTGTATTGATCGGCCGAGTCGTACCGGCATAGAACGCCGCAAGTTCGGTATCGTTACCGAAGTACGTATTCATTTTCCCCGTCACCTTACATTCGCCTTCGCGAACAGCAACCGGTGCAGCAGAGTCAACCGACTCAATAACTCGAAGATTGTTTTCGATCACGTACGAAACGCTTTGCGCCCAATTCGGACCAACCAACTGCGAGCCGTTGACTCCCAACCGTCCGACATTGGCGTTCGCTGCCATGATCAATCCGGTTGTAACAGCGTCTGGCGTAGAGCTAAGAGTCGTCGTAGACTCACCACCTCCCATACCGGTGAACGCCGCGACACCGACGATGTTGGCTTTGCTCGTAATCGTCTGCGTAAGCGTGCCGACTTCCATACCGGTATTAACGATATAGGTAGGAACGGTCTGACCAAGAAAGCCGCGTTCGATCGTAACCGAAGACGGCGTAATGCCGTTCTTGATTTGATCGCCGAAGTAGACGTTCAACGTTTTGCCGGTGCCAGCATCAACGGCCCAAGTGGCCGGAAGATTGTCTAGCGTAAGAGCGTGAGCCGCGATGGCCGTAACGCGTGCCCAATCATTGTTAGCTGCACTAGCAAAGCGGAACGCCGTTACCGTGCCGCCGACCTTTACCCACTGACCAACGGCAAGACCAAGCGTGGTAAAATCGAGTACCGTTGACGCAAGGCCGGTTGAAGTGGCTGTGATATCCGCCGATGCTCCCTGAAAGCCAATGACCTTCAAGCGAGCTGCTGCAGCGGGGCTGGTTTCCGCGACCAAAGCAAGCGCCGTACCTACAATAGTGGTGCCTGTCGAAGAAGCTGCACGGAAAATCTGATTATTCGCCGCCTGCGCAAACCCAGTTGCCCGTACAAGGTGGCCAAGAACAACAGAAGCACCACCGGAGACGACAGAATAGGTATTGGCTACAGTTCCGGCGTCCGTAATGATGCTGTCTGCCGTGCCGTCGTTGAAGAACACCGGGGCATTCACCCACGCATTCAACATGCCCGATCGGATAATTTCCGAAAGCGGCGAATTGTCATCAGGGTACGACAATTCGAAATTGACGCTTCCCGAAGACGCCTGCATATTCTTGACGGGGTCGCCAAGCATACGGTCAGCGCGGATTTCAGCGGAGTCAATATAGTTAGGAGCGAAGGCAAGAGATTCACCGGTAATCCGCATCGTACGCATACGCGGTGTATTCGGTGTAGTGCCTTGGGTTACTTCGCGACAAATCGCGACTCTGGTCCGGTTGGATGAAGTCAAAACCTAGATTCCTTCAATAAAAAAGCCGCCCACAAGGCGGCTGAGAAAACGTTTCGTTATAAAATTATTTTAGTTCGCTTGCGGTCTTCGCCTTCCAGTCTTAATCATGGAAATCATCGAACCGTTGACACCGTATCGAAGTGCTAACGATGCTTGCGTTGCACCTTTCAGCAATGACTTTCTAATCTCGTAAACGTCTTCGTCGGTTATTTTTCGTCGCTCCTTCATGGCTAATGCCATGTTATTGTTTGGCTGCAGCCATTGTTGTTTTTTGGCTATAGATTGCTTTTCTTTCCACGCGTCATCTTTGCCTTGATTCTGGGCCAAGATAATTTCAGAGCGTTTTTCTTTCCATAGCTTTGTCGACTGCCTTGAAACGGCTAGTCTGGAATCTTCGGTCCTAGATGACTCTCTCCTCGCAGTGACAGCTTTTCTCGCTTCTGGGTCTTCATAAAACCTGTTTAAAGCAGACACTGATGCAGCTACTATTTCAGGTGTCATGCCAGCCTTTCGGGAGGCTATCGCGGCTGCATTTCTCACTGGGTCAGAACGAAGTTTCTCCCCACCAATACGCAGAGCCTCAGCAGTCTTTGCTGGCATAGGCTTGCCGTAGTTATGATGGTCTTCGCCAAATCTAATCCGCTTTTCTACATGAGATTTCGGCTGTTTATATCCAGTCTGACCTTCGCCGCCTATCGTGTGATTGCAAAGGTTAGCTCCAATCGAACGAAAATATGCAATCCAAAACTGTTCGGCATTAACCCAATCTTCGCCAGCGGCTATTTCTTCGATGACAAAGCCATCGGGTCTTAGGCCAGCTAGCCTCAAGCTCTCTAACCACGCCATCGAATGTATTTTGTGAGGCTGTGTTTTCGCTCTGCTTACATGCACCGCAATACGTTTTTCAACCCCGTCAACAGTCTTGCCGACGTAGCGAAGTTCTTTCGTCTTAGGGTCTATCAATCCATAAATGAAAGTTGTTTTGTCGGAAACGTTTTTCATATTAAGCGAACGTCGCGGTAGGAACCTCAGTCACGGTGATAACGGCGTCTCCTACGAATTTTTCAAGCGCGACAAATTCGCCAGATACCCAATGCTCAAGGTTTTCGATATCGTCGTACAATTCATCGCCAGCCTTGAAAACCTGATTCACGGTTTTGAAATCTTTAAGTACAATCATGCGTCCATTCGTCTCCAATTAATGTAAACCGAAACGCGATAAAACGCGCCGTTTTCAAATCCTGTCTGTCCGCGTCCAATGAACGCGTCTCGAAATTCAAGACTCCCATTCATGAGAGTGTTAAGTCCACGGAATAAATCCGCTAGTGCCTTGGCGTGTGTTCTTGCCAGAGAGCCGCCAGTGTTGATTGGCACCAATACGTGAAGCCACAACACGCCTTCTTCGTCCCACCGGTTATTATCTTGAGTCAGAGATGCTGCGCCGATAGACTGTCTACCGTATGCCGTGCCGGTCATCTCAACGTCGACAAACTCTGCAGTGGGGTCGTAAGGTTCGTTTTCCCATCTGATGTGGCTTGCCGTCCAAGCACCATTGCCGCCTGTGCCGTCCAAGAAAGTTCGGATAGCGTCAAATACTGCGCCTGATGCCATTCTATAGTGTCACTCTAATTGCTGGAAATGAGCCGGACGAATCGACGTAATCGATGAATTCAATTTTTGCAGATAAAAAACGCTTCTGTGCTTCGTTAGCAGTCACTTCGTAAACACCGCTTGGCGCTTGCGAGGATTCGCCTTTTTCGATCTTCTCTGCATATGGAAGTTCGTTGACGAAAATGTATTCTTTGGCTTGCGTAGGGTGAGACAAGTCCGAAACCAAAATACCGTCTGCAAGAAGCTTATTTGATGCAGCGTACTGACCGGGATGCTTATCTTTCTCAGAGCCTACAGGCGAGTGCATCGCGAGTTGTTCAGCGATGTAGTTTAGAACGTCGTCTGTAATCAGAAAGTCAAGCTCTACAGAAAGAGGAGCAAGAACAACCGCCGTAACATCAACCGTTCTTCCCAAAATTGCTTCGTCAGCTTCTTTTGCCTGCTGCTTTATTTGCTGAACGATGCCAGTAAATTGCTTTTCTAGTGCGGATTCGGAAAGCGTGTTGTCTAGAAATAGCTGGAATTCCGCGTCCACTAACGTACCTGTACCTCAATGCGAACCAGCAAGTTATTCGGCAAATAAATACCAACACCGGCTTGCACAATGCGCCACTTGCCGTTGATTTGAATCTGGTCGCCACGGTTCTTGTTCGGAATACGAACGTCCGTCGTGCCGCTCTGCGCCGATGGCCACGCTGCGTTGTTGATTTGCGTCGGACTCAAAATCACCATTGAGTCTTGCTGAGAGATTCCGTTTCCGGCAATTAGCTCTTGCGGCGAGTAGCCACGAACCATCGCTTGACAGACGACGTCGGTAAACGTCTGGCTCGTGGTACCTGTTACCTTGCGGAGCGTCACGGGCTGACCGCTGCGGCGCAGCGCCCTGTCTAGCGCCTCAATTTCTTTGCTCATTACACACCGATGTTTCGATATGGATCAAGCATCGCAGTAACGTCAGGCGTCAACGCTCCGTTCTGGCCGATTGTGCCGACCCAATATTGAGTTTCAAGCACACCCGGAATACTCTCTTGCTTTACCGTATTGTCCCTACCGGCCGAAGCGCGCGTGTTGACTACCTGAGAGATGCAGGCCCGCTCAATATTGTGCGGCAAGTTGCCGACAAGAGCGTAACCGCCAGTGTAATTCACGACGAGTTTGTTGAATGACCAACTTGTCAGTGCGTCTGAATTTGAATCAAGTCGGTAGATAATGCCTTCGTCCGGGTCTAACTGAAAATCAACGTCACGAGCAAGCGGAGTTCCGTCTTCCGTCACGGTGATTGCCGTTATGGGATTCCGTTTGAGCAGAATTGAAGGCAGCTTATTTTCGTGTCGATAAACAAAGTTAAACCGATTGCGGAAAGTCTCCGTAACAGTTTCCTCTCCAAAGACGCGATCACAATAAGCAGCGCAGGCGTTGCTTGACTGAGTAATCCATGTTGCCAGATTTACGTCTTCTGCAGTAGTGGCAAGCCCTAGCTCTGCCTTCACCGTCGCTAGTGTCGTCAAGTCGTATGTCGTCGCTGGCGTGTTGATGATTAGAACGGACTGCATTATATTTTATGCTCTTGGTGAAGCGGGTGTTACTGGTTCGCGTTCGGTCGCTAGCGCAACTTCGCGGGGTTTGGCTGGCGTTGCGGTGACCGCCTGTCGGTCAATCAACGCCAAGGCGTCTTCGTATGCCGTCACTTTTTCTTAGGTTTCGCGTCCGACGCCTTGGCGTTCGGGTCTTTAATGAACCCTTCCGCGATTAGGCCGGGCGCAAGATCGGCGCTCACCGGCTGTGTCTCTCCTGCCTGATAACGAACAACTGTCACACCATCCGGTGAGTAATTAAACGGTTTCAAAATTTCGTACATTGTGGCTCCTCACCAAAATAGAAATGGGGTGGCATGTTGCCACCCCATTAAGTAGCTTACAGACCCGAAGGGTTAAGCTGCGGGTTGTTGCGACCGAAGCCCAGCAGAGCAACGCCAGCGATGTAGAACACACCGGCGTCGTTGGCTGCAGGGGTCACGGTGATTCTGGTGTACCTTTTTCCGCCGACGTAACCGATTTTACGGGTGACGTTGTCGTTGGCGAATGTCGCACTGGCCAGAGCAGCAGTGCCGACAGTGTTCGCAGCAGAAACTGCAGCGTGATCGGCAAGGGCCGGATCGTCACCGTCTTCAAGCAGTGTGGTAAAGGTCGCGTCGGCATCGGTTTCGTTACCGAACACGAGAACGAACGTAACGCCCTCGTATCCGGCAGTGTCGATAATCGCAGACACGACGGGAGTGTTGACGTTGGTAAGAGCAGCGGCGGGCGGGATAAGCGCCACCGTCTGAATCTGATTCATAAAATCGCGAGAGGCCATGAAGCCAAATATTCCTTATGAGATATTGTTAGGTAGTCGTCAGTTGACTAAAATTGACTTCAACAGCATTTGGAAAGTCTGTAAAAAACGTTGAAGGCTGCGGATTGAAACCAGCCTGAACCCTGTTTTGTCCACCGTTCGTAATGATGCAAGCATAGAATTCGCCGCTGTCCGTATAGTAAAATACTGGACCTACAAAACCGAACGATTTTGACGCTGAAACAAACTGGCCGTAGTCATTTACAACTAGTTTCATTTTATTCATTCCTTAAAACAAGAGATCGGCGCAAACGCCGATCTCTTGTTAGTTTGTACTACGGAGAGCACTTCAGCTTTGTGATTGCTTCGCCCTTGACCACAGCACCACCGACGCGCTTGCGGGCGCGGAACAGAATCTGTCCGGCATTCGCAATCGTGAATGGGTCGCGCAAGACCGAAATCAGAACGCGGTCGACAATGCGGTAACCCTGCGAGAAGTCACCAACGGCAATCGGGAACGAGCCTGCCGCCTCGTTCGGCATGTCGGGAACTTCGACGTACGGCGAACCAAGAATGGTGTTAGGCACGCCACCCTGAATACCGGGAAGCCAGATGTATGAACCGTACAAATCCTTGAGCTTACGAACCGATCCGAGAGTCTGTCGGTTCAAAGCCCAAGTCGCATTCTTCGCATAGGCCGTTTTCAGACCGCTATAGAACATGGTGATCAGGCCGTTCGCCTGACCGGCCGAGTCTGCAATCGTGCCGCTACCACCAGAGAGGGTAAAACCAATCTGGGACGAAGTCAGGAAGCCTTCGGCTTGGTTGTTCGTGCCGGAGCCCGCGACGAATTCAGCGCCTTCCTTGACGGCGAACTGTTCCGCAAATTCCTTCATCATTTCGGCTTCGATGTCGAACATAGAATCTTCAATCATCTGCTCCGAAATGTGCACTTCCGCATACATCTCAGGGGCGAAGATTTCGACCATGCCGGTGGTGTAGCCGGTCGTCTCAGTTCGGGTATCGAGTTCGCCAACTCGCTTCGCGGCGAACGTGCCGGTACGCTTTGGCAGCTTCAACGACGGGCCACCGATCGTGGTAACGCGACCCAGCGACCGAATAGGCGACATAAGAATCACGTTCTTGATGATGTCCGCAGCCATCTCAGCGGGCGAGAGGTAGTAACCACCCAGCGTATCGGTATTCGCGACAATCGCCTTGTACTCATTCAGAGTCTTGTACTCTTCCGGGGTCAGGCCCTGCGCCGTCTTGCGGCAATAGGAATCAAACGCGGACTTGTACTCTGCAGTCTGCTTTTCCTTGGCTTCCTTGGCGGTATCACCGCTAGCACCGGGACGACCAAGCTTGGCTTCAAGCTTGCCGACAACCTCATGCAGAGCCTTAAGCTCGTCTTCGGTCTTCTTGGCAAGCTGGGCAGCGAGAGTGATTTCCTGATTCTTGGTCTCGTGAGCAACTAGAGTCGTTTCGATCTTCGCGAGCTTTTCGACGGTGACGGGGTCAGCACCCTTCTTTTCGATCTGGGCAAGGCGCTGGTCGTTGGTTGCCTTGAATTCCTCAAACGCAGTCATCACGTCCTTAACGGACGTATCTTCCTTAGACAAAATTATATTCCTTATGAAATTTTTCGGATGAATGCGGCCAGCTTGTCTAGCTCTGCCGCGTCGTCTTCATCGCCGCATTCGTCCCGAATGGTCGCGATTGCTTTGTAACCAGAGGCAGCAATTGCCTTGGCTTGTGCGATCGAGTATCCGCCTGCGTCCCGCAGCCATGACTCGAACTCACGAATGGTATTGAGTTCAGATTTTACGCCTGTGATAATCGCCTTGGTGTTGGATGGGAAAGTCACAAGCGACACTTCAACAAGATCAACCGCGTTAAGCGTGCGGCGGGCCTTGTCCGTCTTCGAACCCATCGTAAAGTCTTTGGTGCGATACCCGATCGACAAGCCGTTGAGTGCTGGCCGTGGGGTCATCTTCATCAACTCGTACGCTTCCGCGCCGCGCTGTGTCTTGAGGGCTAACTTGCCCTGCATCGCAAGCCCGGTGTCGTCTTCGTCAATGTCCGTCCAAATACCGACAGGCATTTTTGAATCAACTTCATCGCCCATGCCATGCTGCAACAGCATCGCGGGCCACTGCCCTGCCCCGCTCTTGGCTTCCGACAGGGAAGATTTGAATGCGCCCTTGGCGACTACGTCGCGATGCGAATCAACATTGCCGAACACAGAGCCGTAGCCAGTAATCGTGCCGTCGTCGCTCTGGGCAATCTTGACTTCGAACGGGCAAATAAGCCTGTCCATAGGGCTGGAATCCACTTCTGAAAAATAAA